GGATAAAGAGCTGAAAATCATCTCTTATACGCTCCAGGATATGGTAGAAAAGATGCTATAACACAATTCGCCCGCTCTGTAACCGGTCCTTACATCTACATAAAACAGTCTCGCAAACTTCATAGGTCTGGGCTTCCTCCGGAAGTTCAGACTTTATTGTTTGTAAAATCTCTTCGACAGTTTTCTCCAGTACCTCTTCGGAAACAGAAATGCCATTTCCAAAAGAAATCACTGTATTGAACATCTTCCTCACCTCCTACTCTGTTGCAAACAGGTAATCCATTTGCCTTTTCCTTTCCCTCGGTGATATAATCCCTGTACAGGCTCCCGCCAGAGCTGAGTACAAAAGAAAGGAGATATATTATGGAAAATATTTACAAGTTAAGTCCTGCCAATACCGTAGCTGTTGCCAAAGAGCTCACTATTAAAGCGATTGAAAATAATTTAATCGATCCATCAACTGAGCCAGAAAAAACGGCAGAATTTGTTGCTAAATTTTATCAGACCTTAGTAGAACACCTTAACGATTAGTTCTACTGCGCCCTGGCTGTCACCAACTCAGCCAGGGCCTTTATTGTTTCCGGAAGAATCATGCTGTTCTCCATTGATCCGGTTCCCTTCAGTTCTG